CATTGTCAAGAGTAATCTTTAAAACATCAGCATCCTTGCGAGTAACTCCAGCCCAAGAGATCAATCCAGGAACAACAGAGCCAGTATTAGGATTAGTAGAGTAAGCCCAGTTTTGCTTTCCAGATTCATGCTCAACAATCAGTTCATTTAATGCAAGAGTTCTACCATCAAGCAAAGGAATTCTTGTATCAAGAGTCAAACACATTGGATTGTAAACAGAGTCTATCTTATCTGTACCCCCAGTTTCGTTTGGAATACGTTTTTGTTTCAACTCGTTACGAATTGATTCAAGATAAGCCTTAACACGCTGAGGTGGCATATTACCAGTATCAACGAAGAAAACTCGACGTTCAGGAGCTCGAACAATACGATAGATGATAACAGAATCTTCTAGCAACGAAAGGTGACGGAAGGCCTTAACGCAAGCCCATAATGGAGATTCTCCAAATGGTCCGTTTTCGCCCATCGAAGATGATAATGTAAAGTGAACAATGCCAGAAGCTGGAACAATAGTAATATCGCCAAAAGCGCCTTGTCGATTCTTTTCACCAGTTCTAACATGATAGTGCTCAGCTTTACCGTCGGCATCGATAGAAATTCCAATGATATCGCCTGGATCGATATATTTCCACTTCTTAAAGTCAGATGTCTTTTGGAAAAAACAATCGCCAAATTTAATTGTCGTTCGAGCAATGTCATAAAGTGAAGTGCTGAGAGATTGAAGTTCACTCCAATGACGAAGAGCTGCACGAACTGTCATTGTTATCGATTCTGGAACTTCTTTGTTATTTTCGTTTTGATATTCTATCTCAAATGGAAGATTAGTACGAATGTTAGTCTGTGTCATTTCCTCTGCAATCGTATCAAGTGCACGAGAAACAAACACATCGCTATCCATGTTTTTATACTGAGTGTACTTAGAAAACCTCGAAGAGGTTCCCTTCATCACTTTCGTATACCACGAGAAATTACTGTAAAGCTTAGCAGCTTCTGGGCTGGTAGCTACATAGTTTGACTTTGATGATGCTGGCTTAACAATACGCCAATAATCCGTAAACAATCCGGCCATGGTTGGCTCCTTCTATATGATGTTTTATTTATCTATTCTAAAATGATACTATCCGTGAGCTAAGTTACGAGCAACATTAGTTTGAGCACTCTTATTAGCTTGCATGTCAGATGGAGCAACTCGATTATCTGTTGTAGTTCCTCCTACTTTATCAACAAGTTCTGTTAAAAGACCTGTTTGCTTTTGCTGTTCTGATAATGTTTTTTCGCGAATTGATTGAGCTTCTTCTTCCATTTTAGATTCTTCTTCAGTAGGTTCATTAGCTGCCGTAGTTACAGGACTAGGTGAAAGCGGAGTAATAGGAGTTGAAGTTGGAAACATCTTGTCCCAGTTTTCATAAGCGCCATATGCTAAACCAGCAGCCCCACCAACAGTAGCTCCAATTGCAGTACCAGGACCAGGTATTACGCTACCTAACATTGCACCGTAACCAGCCCATTTTGCGCCCTGACCTAAAGTACTAACTGCAGCCCCTGATTTTTCATAACCATTTTCTTGCATTTTATCACCAGCATATTCGCCAACTTCTCCAATTAATGCTAAACCACCACCTTTAATAAATCCTCCGAATTTACTTGGTTTTGCCCCGCCTTTTGGGCTATTGGCAGCGCCAGGAATATTAGATCCTGCCTTTTGTTGCTGCATATAAAGGCTCAAACCTTCTAGGGCTTTTCCAAATTTTCCAGAACTAAGAAGTAATGCGCCAAATCCAAGAACAGTCCCTTCAATAGCCTTAATTAAACTGTTTGACATTAATGAAGAAACTTGTTGCATCGCGTCACGAGCAACAGATAGGCTTTTTATGTATAAGTCTGGATCAGCAACAGATTTTTCAACAGCAGTTTCTTGTTTTTTGCGATTTTCGACAGATATAGATTTTCCACTTGCATCAGCCTCAGCTATTTTTGTCGAGCCTTCTGTTAGCACCTTTGCAAGACCGCCACCTTCTTCTCGAAAATGATTCATTGTATTTTTCAACATCAAGGCTTCACTATACTTACCCTCATCATATAATTTTTGTTGCTTCTTTTCCATCTCTGCCATAGCCTTCCCTAAAGCTAACATTGATGAACCAGATTCATCAACAGCTTTTTGAAAATCAGCAGCAGTGGCACCATTCTCTTGCATAGTGGCTAACTTTAATAAAGTAGGCATTGCTTTTGCAAAGTCGTTATTTTCAGGTTGCATTTCAGCAATTTGCTGAAACATTGATTTTGTCATCTCACCTTCTTGAATCTTTTGAACTTCTTGATTCTTTGAAGGGTCATAAATATTTTCAAGACTAGCATTAAACTCTTTAATCTGTTCATTTGAAAGACCTAAAGTTTTCATGTTTGTTACACGAGCTCTAATTTCATCTTGAATCTTCAATCGCTGTTCTTTACTCGCAGCAATAAGTAAATTTTGTACGCTAGCGCCTTTTAATTGAGATTCTATAATATCAGCATATTGTTCAGCGGTATCCCCAAAAACTCCGCTGGTCTTTATGAAGTCTTTTTGCATGTGACCCATTGCTTTAGAGAATTGAGGGTCGGTCATTGAAATGCCAGTAGATTTCAATGAATCTATGAATCTAGTAGTCGCAATAGTTCCATCTTTGCCCATGAAGGCAAGTCCTTGAGATGCATCTTTCAACTCATTAGCAAATTTATGAGTAGCTTCAGCACCACCACCCATCTGTCTGATAACATCGCGATTTTTTGAAATAATGTCAGAGAACTCATCGAATGTCATTCTGAGTTTACCAGCACCCAGATTGATTTGCATTAGAGAACTCTGAAGACCTACGGCTGTAGCTTTGTTTAGTTCATCTACCTGTTGCTTAATTGATTCGGACAATTTGTCCATTGCAGCAGACATAGTGAATGTTTTCTTTATCCACCCACCAAGAGCTGAATCCGCTCCTATTACATGCTTTGTAAAATGATCAAGACTTTCTGCTGCATCAATTTGTTTTCCAGCTAATTTTTTAAACTGAGCATTGTTGTCTATTAAATTTTTAACCTGTTCGTGAGTAAGACCAAGAGCTTTAATATCAAGTTCATATTGGTCTTGGGCAATCTCAAGCTCCCATTCAGCAGCTTTATGAAGCTTTTTCTGAGCCTCAATAGCTTTTTCTGTCAATCTTTCTTGATGCTCAATAGCATCATTCAAATCTTTTGTTGTCTTTATTAACTCAAGATGTTCATCAGTTAATAATCCACTATTCTTTGCAGCGCTTCTTAGCGCTTTATCAAGCCCAGAAATTGCGTTAGAACCCAAATCATCCATTGCTTTAGCTAAACGAGTAGATACCCGTTCTTGCTCAACTTGAGAACGACGTAACTTATCAAGCAATGCTTCTAACTGTTGTTCCGGTTTTGAGGATGATCCCGATGTCATGTTTAGATTCTCATAAATAATATACTACTTTCCGATATTCTATTTATGTACTGGAGATTTTATGTTTGATGAGTTAAAAGAGTCTTGGATAACCGAAATATACAAATCCTATCGAGGAATTTTGATACCTTCAGTGTCAAAACAATTATCAAAAAATGGTTTAATTCTAGATCTTGATAGTTTACCTACAGAACCGTATCCATTCAAGGAATTGTTTCTTCGTTGGTTGATTTCTATCAATAGACCAAGAATTATCAAAGGCGAACCAATCATCATTACAAAATCAATTGTAATGATGTGCCCACTTTGGAAAGTTGTAAAATGCCCGTTTAAGGCAATAAAGTTGACAAAGGAAGGTACCTTCAATAAACCTAAGGTAGCAACAACTTCCATCGGATCTAGAGGCTCGGTAGGTTCGGTAGGCTCTATAAATAATAGCAAATAAAGGATAACCAATATGACAAATTCAACTCTAACAAAGATCAAACTACCTGGTCGTATTTTTCAGCTACCTTCAAAAGGTCGTTTCTATAAAACTGGAATTTTATCTGAAACAATATCAAATGGTGAAATACAAGTACAAGCGCTCTCAGCATTAGCTGAGTTAAAGCTACGTTCACCAGATCTTTTATTCAGTGGGAGAGCACTTGGAGAGATTTGCGAAGAA